AAGTTTGAGGTCTTCTCAAGACGTTGGTGGGCAGCTGAAGTTTATACCCCTGCAGGTATCATCAATCTAGCTGACATGGGTGATGTATTGTACGATGAGACAACGCAAGAGACTTGTCTGTATCCATGGGAAGGTCTTAACGATAAGTTGTACGGTATTCGTACTGGTGAGCTTGTGACGTTTACAGCTGGTACTGGTACTGGTAAGTCAAGTATCTTACGTGAGTTGATGTATCATATCCTTCAGACTACTGACAGTAACATTGGTGTGCTTGCTCTTGAAGAGAGCGTTAAACAGACCTGCTTCCACATCATGTCAGTCCCTGCTAATGATCGTCTGTATCTTAAAGAGGTACGAGAGAAGTACGATAAGGAAGCCCTTCAAAACTTTGAAGCTAAGACTATCGGTACTCGTAGGTTCTTTGCCTTCGATCACTTTGGTTCCATCAGTAATGATGAAATCCTTCAGCGTGTTCGTTACATGATCAAAGCTATGGATTGTAAATGGATTTTCTTAGATCACTTATCTATTTTAGTTAGTGGTCAAGAGAACGGTGATGAACGTAGATCAATTGATATTCTGATGACTAAACTACGGTCACTTGTAGAGGAAACCAATTGCGCTCTGCTTCTCGTTTCGCATCTACGCAGAACTTCTTCTGACAAAGGTGCAGAAGATGGTAAGGAGATTTCATTAGGCCATCTACGTGGCTCTCAAGCCATTGCACAACTAAGTGATGCAGTGATTGCATTGGAACGAGATCAACAAGCAGACGATCCTATTGAAGCTAATACCACACGAGTAAGAGTTCTAAAGAACCGCTATGCTGGTGATAACGGTATTGCTTGTGCCTTACAGTTTGATAAGGAAACAGGGAGGCTTACAGAAGTAGCAGAGCAATCAGATGTTGACTTTAATGTTCAAAATGAATATGCTGAACTCTATGGTGAAAACTAAAGGAATGTTAAATGCCTTACTCAAATATAGAGGATCAACGTAAATACTCTAGAGAACATTATCAAAAAAACAAAGAGTATTACAAAACTAAAGCAAAGCGTAATGATAAAGTAAATCGTAAGTATTTACGATCCTTAGTTGATAGGTATAAGTTACTGGTTGGGTGTATTGATTGTGGATATAAAAGTAATCCACGAGCATTACAGTTTGATCATGTTCGGGGTACTAAGATTGATAATATATCCGACATGGTAATGAAAACGTACTCAGTACAAAAAGTAAAAGATGAAATACGTAAATGTGAAGTGAGATGTGCAAATTGCCATGCGGCTGTAACATTTGAAAGGTTTTAGTTATGCGAGTTGTTTGCAGATATCGAGACTGATGCTCTTGATGCAACAGTTATTCACTGCATCGTATGTAAAGATATTGACACTGGTACACGATGGTCATTCTTTAATGAATCACTAAATGATTTTAAAGAGTTTGCTAAAGATGTTGATCATTGGATTGGACATAACTTTCTAAGTTTTGATGCTCCTGTTCTTAATAGACTTATGGGGACATCAATAAGTCCTAAACAAGTTACTGATACTCTGATACTATCTCAGATGGACAAGCCTGATCGTGAAGGTGGTCACTCTCTTAAATCATGGGGTGAACGTATTAACGATAGTAAACTTGAATTTAAAATCTTTGATTACTTTTCTCAAGAGATGTTAGATTACTGTATTCAGGATGTTGATCTTTGCGATAAAGTTTATAAACACTTATTTAAAAAGTTAGCTAATTATACTTCTAATTCAATTCGTATGGAGCATACCATTCGTTACATTGTTAATGAACAACAATCAAATGGATTTGCTTTTAAGTTTAGCGAAGCTAATATCTTTAAATCACAACTCACAGAATTAATGATAGAAGTTGAGCAAGAAGTTCATAAGACTATGCGTCCTATGGCAGTGTGCTTAAAAGAAGTAACACCTGTCTATAATAAAGATGGTCAGTTATCTAAACGTAATCTAAAACTTCTTGGTGACATGCAAGAATATGTTTGTGGTCAATTTAGTTTAATTAAGTTTAATGATTTTAATCTGGGAAGCAGACAACAAATAGCTAAACAACTTATACGTAAGGGTTGGAAGCCAACTAAGTTTACTGAGAAGGGTAGCATCATTGTAGATGAATCTGTTCTTGAGAAAGTTAATTTACCTGAAGCTCAGATGATCTATCGTTACCTTATGTTACAGAAACGAATTGCCCAGCTTGATAATTGGTTAAAAGCTTACAGCTACGATAGCGGCTGTATTCACGGTAGGGTAATTACATTGGGTGCTAACACAAACAGGATGACACACATGTCTCCTAACGTCGCTCAGACCCCTGCTAGTTACAGTCCATACGGTAAGGAGTGTAGAGAGTTGTTTACAGTTCGATCTGATGATCGTGTTCTTGTAGGGTGTGATGCAAGCGGTCTTGAACTACGATGTCTTGCTCATTACATGGATGACACTCAGTTCACTAAAGAACTACTAGAAGGTGACATACATACAGCTAATCAAAAGATGGCTGGACTTGAGACTCGTGATCAAGCTAAGACATTCATCTATGCTTTAATTTATGGTGCAGGTCCAGCTAAGATGGGTAAGATTGTAGGTAAGGGTAAGTCAGCTGGTCAGAAGATGATTAACGATTATCTTGATGCCGTACCTGCTCTACGTAGACTTCGTAAGAAGATTGATAAAGCATCAGCTGACGGTATGATCAAAGCTGTTGATGGGAGACTACTAAACATACGTAGTCAACATAGTGCTTTAAATACTTTGTTACAGGGTATGGGAGCTATCGTTTGTAAGTATTGGCTTATTGAGATCATTAAACGAATACACAAACACAAACTTGATGCGAAACTTGTAGCGTCAATTCATGATGAATATCAATTCGATGTTCATAAAGACTGTGCCGAAGATTTTGCTATGCATACTAACAAAGCAATTAAAGATGTTGAGATTGATCTTGAGTTACGTTGTCCATTGGACAGCGATTATAAGATTGGTAACAACTGGTGTGAGACACATTAAATAAAAAAGGAGATTATGAAAAAAAAAGTATTGACTTCAATTATAATATCTATATACTACACACTATGGAAAAGAACATTGTGTTCTACAATAACAATATAAGAAAGGACTTCTTATTTATGAAAACTAAATTAACAAGCTCACAACGAGTTTTAGCTGCACTACGTAAACGAAACCGTGTTACACGTAAGACGGCAATTGAACGGAATCTTGCAGAGAATCTTACAGCTACAATTTCTGATCTTCGTAAGAAAGGTTATGTTATTGACACGGTACGAGCGCGTACTCCTGAAGGTGTAATGTATACACGTTACCGTCTTGTCAGTGAACCACAACTTAATATCGCAGCTTAATTTATAACATATATAGAAAGGTTTTTAATATCATGAGCATTATTAATGGTACAGCCCATTGGGCTTCAGTAGTTCAACCTAACACTAAGTTTGAACCTGTTTGGTGTATTGACGTTTGTAATCTAGACGCTAAAGCTAAAAAGATTTTGAAGGCTGACGGTGTAGCTGATAAGATTAAAAATATCGGTGATGATCGTGGAGACTTTATTAAGATCACACAGAAAGTTGATAAACGTGACGGTACTGAGTTTGATGCACCTAAAGTTGTTGATGGCATGAAGCGTCCATTTAGTCAACTTATTGGTAACGGTTCTGAAGTTGCTGTTAAGTATACTACCCGTGATTGGGAGTATTCAGGTAAGAGTGGTGTAGCAATGGACTTGAAAGCTGTACAGGTATTGAAACATATCTCGTATGGTGATGGAGAAGACTTTGATATAGTAGAGAGTTCTACAGGAGGTGATGTCGATGATATGGATGACTTCGATGATCTACCAATGACTGCGGCTGGTTAACTATTAGCAGTCATTACTAAGAGAGAGAGGAGCAGGGTTTTGTACTCCTTTACCTGCTCCTCTTTTAGTATCTAAGGGAACTCACGAGAGGAAAAACTATGGCTAAAAAGAAAAAAAATATAGATACTCTCATTGAAGATATTTATAAAGTCTTTGAAGATCAAGTTACTCTGCCAGATGATTTAATAAAAGATTTTGGTACTCGTGTATCAGACTTAGTTAAGAATCGTATTGAAGAAGTACGTAGTGGTTCTGAAGGCTTACGTCTATCACAGATTGGTACACCTAATAGAAAGGTATGGTACGGCTTACAGAACTATGATAAGAAGCCTCTTACTGGACAGGATCGTCTAAAGTTTATGTATGGTGATCTTGTTGAAGAACTTCTGTTGTTATTAATTAAATTAGCTGGACATACAATCACTGATGAACAAAAGACAGTTACAATTGAAGGCGTCGTAGGTCATCAAGATTGTAGGATTGATAATGTAATTACAGATATTAAATCTGCTAGTTCATTTGGCTTTAGAAAGTTTAAAGATAACTCAATCACAAATGGTAATGATCCTTTTGGATATATCGCACAGTTATCAGCATACACTGAAGGACAGGGCGAAGATGCTGGAGCCTTTCTAGTTTTAAATAAAGAAAATGCTGACTTACATTTACTTCACATTGATAGCATGGATATGATCAATGCCACAGATCGAATTAAAGAATTGAAAGGATTAGTAGATGCAAAATCTCCACCTGCTCGTTGCTATTCTGATGAGCCTGATGGTGTTAGCGGCAATCGTGTTCTCCCCATTAGTTGTGTTTGGTGTTCTTATAAGCATTCTTGTTGGAGTGATAGTAATGATGGGAAAGGACTGCGTACTTTTAAGTATTCAAAAGGTTCGAGATATTTTACTCAAGTTTATAAAACACCTAACGTACAGGAAATAACATGATTGAAGTTGATATTGCAGTAACGGCTATTGACCGTGCAAGAAAACGGGCATCTGAAATGCCATCGACACTTAAAAACTCTATCACTAAAGGGGCTGGCATCTTAACTGGCTGCGTAGGTGAAGAAGTAATTAGAGAT